CCGCTCGGTCGCCGAACAAATCCTTGGCAGCGGTATACGCTGGCTCGCCGCCGGTCGAAACCTTGGTCAAAATTGTGGTGATCGCCGTCTGCGGGTCGGACCTTGCCAGCGCCACGATATCCCTGGCATTCAGCCCCAGCGTTTGATAGGATTCCGACTTGCCGCCCATGATCGAGCTGATGGCGCCGGAATAGTCCTTATTTTTCACCGTGCCCAGATAAGTCGACACGTTCTGCAGCCCTTTGATATTGCCCAGGAGGCCGGTTGTCCCCGCAAGCGCCGACACCGGGTCTTTGATTGCCGCGATCGCCGTTTTGGCCAGGCCGGATATGGCCGCCGTATTCAGCCCGATCCCCTTGGCCTGTGATGTAATTTTCGACGCCAAGGCATTGGCCTTGTTCGCCGTGGCCGCCGCCGACACGGTAGTGGATACCGCCCCGGATTTTCCCGACGACTCGATGTACTCTTTCAGGCTGATATCCACCGCCGCGTCGAGCAGGTTGCCTTTGTTGTCGACATGGTTCCAGGCTTCGGACAGCGATTCGACCACGAATTTGCCGAGTGTCTTGCCGCCGATGATCAGCGGATGGTACTCGCCTTTCTGCACGATCTCGCGCAGGCTGTCGATTTCCTTGGCAGGACTCAGCCCGAGGTAGGCCGAAAAAACGACCTGAAACGAGATATCGTCCAGGCCGGGCGCGGTAAATTCCAGTTTCGGCTTTAAGCCGATGATTGCATGTTCTTCGAACCTTGCCCCGGTTTTCCGCTTGAATGCGTCGAAGGTCCGGACCTTTTTCTCCGAAGTCTCAAACGTCAGCGGGCCAAAGGTGCCAATGCTCATATTATTCCTCCTTGATCCGCAGCCGGATCGACGGCTGCAGGATCCCGTCCGCGCCATCGCCGGCAAACACCACTGCGGCCACTGCCGCCCGGGGCTCGAACTTTTCCACCGCAGCGACGATCTCGGCTGTCAGCCTGGCCTGCGCCGCCGGCATCGGCAAATCCAGCATGTCCGGATTGATGCCGAAGTTTCGATCAAGCGGCACGGAATATACCGTCGTGGTCAGGATAGTCCGAACGTTCTGGATCACCTCTTCTGCAGTCGACGCCGGCGCAAAATTGATCGCGCCGGTGCTGGTCAGGTTGTTGATATTGACTTCCATAATCAACCTCCGAAAGGACTTGTACTGGTTTTCGTTGAATCACTCACTTGCAGGCACTGAGAATGGAGGCTTCTTGTACGTCTATGACAGTCCAATAGGGCGAATAGAAATCCGTCGGTTTGAAAACAAAGTACCGGGTTATTGCTCTGTTCAATACACTCTGTTCATTCAGGGCAAATCAATTCTCACCAGCGCAAGCGTTGACGCACTCGTGCAGGCTGTATATACACATGCAACCTGCGACGACCACTGGGAACCAATGCAAGGTCGAGTTCAGAACGTTCCTTGGCATATTTCTCAGTGGCGTGAAGAATAAGAATCCGCTTCGGTGCCTGCCTCCTTTCGCAAGTGTTCAAACGCCCTTTTCACTTCTTCGGTCGGACCACTGTCATACATCGGCCCTATCCCAACGATAAGGATTATTTGCCCGCATTCACATTCACGCGCATGCATGACACGATCTCTTCCCCACACGGAAAATAATAGACGGGATTTTGTGTCCAGCGGCACCTTTTTGCAGTTTCTGCATACATGCGGAGAAGAATATCCGTAATATTCGATTCGCGAAGCCCTAAGACGTTCGAGTAGCTGCGGATCGCTACCCGGACATGATTCCTCCTTTAACTCCCTGACGATTTTCTCTTCTTCAAACAATGTTCTAAATACTGGCAACATTTTTTCAGCCTCCGTTTACAAACACATTGTTATCCTCCCACCGGTTTCGCCGTCGTTCCGCCTCCGGGTTCGACGCCGCCGTGAACATGGTTTTTCAGGCTGATTCCGTCGGCGATCACGTCGCCTTCGACGGTAACGTTGCCCTCGGCTTTGATCCGGACGGCGCGGGACGATTTGTCGACCTCGATTTTCGTCCCGTCCTTGAACTTCCGAAGATATTTTTTCCTGTCGGTGATCGGCGGCGGGTTCAGATCGGTGTAAAACGCCCCGATGACAAATCCTTGCTGCTGCCCGTTCGGCAAAAACACGCAGACCACGTCGGTGTTTTCAACCGGCAGGCCATAGTCCTGCGGGTCCACCGTGCTGGGCACCAACACCGGCAAATCCCAGGACACCATTTCGTCGCGGTCCGTGAATTGCACGCGGGCCGTGTGCTTTTTTTCGTCGACCGAAGTGATCCTGCCGATCCGGATGAGCTGATCGAGTTCCGGCATCAATATCCCTCCAGACATTTGCGCAGTTCAATCTCCGTGCCGTACCCGCCAGACGCGCTGACGGAATGCTTGGCCTTGGTCACGGCGTATTTGCCATCATGGCCGCCCCAGCCGACCACATCGACGTTCACACCGCCGACCAGCCGGGTATCGCCGGGCCCGATACTAAAGCTCGCCGTATCTTCATCTTTTTTCTTTTGCCGAAGCCGCTTTTTGGCGACTTTTTCGGCCTCGGCGTCACTGGACACCCGTTCGTTGGTCAATAACGTGACCGCCATGTTACCGCCCTCCATCGCCCAGCAGCGGAGTCCAGCTGCCGTTATAGGTCTTGCCCGACTTGGCGTCGTGGTATTCGTTGGTTGCCGATTTGTACGGCGATAGGTTTTTGCTGGCAAAATGATATTTTTTGATGTTGGATTCGCCTTTCTTCAGTGTCAGGACGGCGGCAGCTTTTTCATACTGTTCTTCGTCGAAGATCACGATCTTTTTGTCGGTGACTTTCAGCGCCTTGCCGGTCCTCTGACAGAGCGATTGCAAAAACGCCAGATCACCCTGACGCACTTGATCCACCCGGTCAAAGTCCGGATCGTCCGCCGACTCATAGGTCAGCTGCATGCCGGCCTTCTTGGCGATGTCGCCGGCAATGGCCGACAGCTTGACGTTCTCCCAGGGCTTGCTGTTTTTGTCGTGGCGGATCCCGGAGGACAGCGGCACCGACACCGCTTTGATCTTGACCTCGTTGGGCGGGCCATCTGACTCCACTTCGTCGATTTCGAAGCTACCACAGGGCAGCCGCGTTTCGCCGGCATCGTCAGTCACGATGATCGTCGCCTCGATCGTCGCGCCTTTTTCCGGATACCAATCGCCGCACCAAAGCAGATCCCGATCTTCCAGCGTGATCTGGACTTCGTCCGATTTGTCCTCGGCGTTGTCGCTGTACTCGAATGATTTCAGGTACGGTGCAAGGTCCTTGGTGATGTCCTTGCCGTTATATGAGATTTGTACCCGCGCCCGTCTTGCCTGTGGCATGTTATCACCGCTTCCACGGCGGCAGCGTGACTGCCGTCACTACCAGGGCATCCGGAACAACCAGCACAGCTCCCGCCGGGAACGTGACCCACTGGTTGTATCGCGGATTGGCCTCGATCAGGAGGCTCATGTACTTTTCGCTGCCCATTTGCTGCAGAGCGATGATATCCCAGGTATCGCCCTGGCTGGTCGTGTAGGTTTTACTCATCGGCGAAACTCAACCGCCTTTCATTGTGCAGATAATCCAGAAAAGACCGATTGGCGTTTTCCACTTCCCGCTGCACTTGGCCGGGGTCAGAGTTACCGTAAATCATGATCGTCGGTGAGAACGTGGCCTGCATAATTCCGCCGCCACCCGGCGAGACTCCCAGCATCTGCCCTGCCTGCTGCCAGAGCGATACCGCACGGCCGCTGCCGTCAAGCGGGATGATCGCCTCCGGTCCCTCCTCCGCAACCATGGCCAAATGCGGGATGCTGGAAATTATGCCGTTCGCGTGGCCATCGCCGTTCCATGCTACCGATCCGCTTGCCCCGCCGGCTGAAAGGCCGCCCGAAAACAGGTTTTTCAGCGCCGTCCACTTTTCTTCCAGCCAGGCTATCACCGGACCGAACCGGGCCTTAATCCCGTCAACAAAGAACTGCAACGCAGCCATTGGATCGTTCCATAAAAGCGTCCAGAATTGCTTGACCGTATCCCAGTTTTGATAAAGCCAAACACCAGCAGCGACCAATGCCCCGATCGCAACGATTAACAGGCCGATAGGATTCGCTGTCATCGCGGCGTTGATCAACCACTGTGCGGCAACCCAGCCTTTTGTGGCCAGTGCGGCCGCGCCAACGGCTACGCCGTGCGCTACGATCATTCCGAGGGACAGCAGCCCCCTGCCGACCGTCATTGCCGCATTCCACAGCCACTGAGCCGCAGTCCATACGCCGGTCGCGGCAGCAGACGCATACGTGGCTATAGTATGCGCCGCGATAGCACCAACAGATATCAGCCACCGCCCCGTCGTCATTGCCGCATTCCAAACCTTTTGAGCGGCGGCGGAAATTTTCACCGCTGCCGCGCGGGCATACTCGGCAGCAACATGGGCCCTTGATGCGATCACCGTGCCGTCCGTTTCAACCCGTGACATGAAAATTGCTTTTCCCAGCGATATAATTGGCCCGATTGCCGATGAAACAATCCACGTAGTGGCCGACAGTGCGAAACCCCAACCGGCCAGCGCAGCCGTACCGGTGATCAGGTTTGACGTGAGTTCCGGGTGCTCTTTGGCAAACTGGCCGACTTTCTCGGCGAAATCGCCCAGGGTTTTCATTTTCCCCTGAAGGTTTTCCAATAATCCCGGCCCCGCCAAGATCATCATTCTAGTGAGTGCCGCCTGGGCTCCCTCCCACATGCGAGCCGTGGTTTGCGACATGATTTCAAACTCTTTGCGCATGCTGCCCTTTGCCGCTTCGGAGTTGGCGGTTTTAATCGACGAGGTAAACTTGTCCATGTTCCCGACCAATGCCGACAATACTCCAATATGCTCTTTGCCGAACAGTTCCGACATTACGTTTAACTGGGTCCCTTTATCCACGCCTTTTAGCCGCTCAAACACCTTCATGATGGTTTGTTCCGGACTGTCAATCATACTTTGCTGCAGGTCCTTGTCGTTGATATCCAGCTGCGCCAATGCCCAGTGAAAGTCTTTCGATTCGCGTTCCGGTGCAGCAAACTTGGTCAGCATGTTACGCATTGCCGTCGATGCCATTTCGGCATTGATGCCGGTAGACAGGAATCCGGCGCCAAGGCCCAACTGAAAACTGCTGGACATCTTTCCAGCCATGTTTTTCACAATGGGAGCGCTTCGTTTCATCCAGTCGATCAGGTCTTGCCCTTTAGCTATGGTCTGATCATCGACATAGTTGATCCGATCCGCCAGCTCTTCCATCGCGGCAATCCCCTGGGCTGTACCAAGATCATGTCCAAGAGAATTTGTTATTTCGGCCATCAGCTGCGTCACCTGTTCGCGTGGCATCTCAAACGCCGTACCCATCATGACACCCATTTCCGTTACTTTGCGCAGGTTTTCGGTTCCCTTCACGCCCGCACGGGCAGCAAACGCATAAGCCTTGGCGATCTCGTCCGGAGCCACCATTAGGTCCTTTGACAGACCTAAAACATCAGACTGAGCGGCTTTGCCGATATCCGATAATTTCCCCTGCGCATCGCGGGCGCCATCAACCTGTTTGGCAACACCGGCCATATTGGTTTCAAAGCTCATTGCCTTTTGCGCCGGAAGCCATAGCGTGCTGCCAACAGCTACCGAAGCAGCCATGGCCGTTCTGGCGCCGCCTTGAACCTTCCCCGCATTGTCCTGTATTTTTTGAAGGCTCGCGTAACGTTTTTGCAGCCGCTCGTTGCGTTCAATCTCATTGCCGACCTTGGCCAGCGCCCGGCCGAACTCGGCAGCGGTCAGAGCGCCGTTGGAATACATTCGGTCGATATTGTTCATGCTGGCCTTGAGACTTTTCGTCTTGGCTTCCAGCGCTGACATCTTATCCGCCGCCGAAACAAAGGCGGAAGTAAAATTGCCGGCAACAGCCGCACCGATCTTAAACGCGATTTCATATATCTTTCCGGCCAAGTTATTTCCTCCTTCGGGCTTCCATTATGATTTCAATCCAGCCCATCATGTCCGCGATCGGCAACGACAACCAGTATGATACCGGCGTATAGGTTTTGGACATTGCCAAATTCAGCGCAACTCGTTTTAATGTTCTGGCCCCGTTTTTTCCGAGGCCTATTCGAGCAAAAAAGATTGCGCCGCCTTTGTTACGGCCACGAAATCTTTCCCGCCCATAGCAACGACCATATCAACCGGAACCTTGGCCGCTTTGGCCGCCACAATCGCCTGGTACAGTTTCGATAATTCGATGATGACCGACTGATCACCACGCGCCCGGGCCTCGTTGGTTGCGTCGATCAGGTCCTGACCGGTAAGGTTGTCGAATTCGGCATTGATGATGGTATAGTCGGTTCCTTCATGGTTCAATGGCTTTTTCAATGCGATTTTCATATTTCATGCGCTCCTTCAAAATGCTATAATCAAAACAGAAAACCCGATTGGAGGAATTTCAATGACTTTCTTCCTAATCTTCATAGTTCTGCTCTTTGCCGTTCCATCGGCATTCATTACGGGATACTTTCTGGAGGATATCACCCGCATGGTCTTGGGAACCTCGCCAACCGTCTCTTTCTGGTTGACGACGATCGTGAGCTTTCTGATTTTCTTTGCCTACTATTTCAGCAAACTTACCAGCGACGAGCCGCGAAAAGAATCTCGTTCCACCGCATTTCCCGCCATTGTTGCCGGTTTCATCCTCGGGCGCCTTTCAAAATAACCTTCACAACCATACGCCGGGCCATTTTCAGGCCCGGCTTTTTCTTTTGGCTTACATTCCGAGAGCGGCCCTGATCTCCGCCAGATAATCCGTGCCATCGATCACGCACTTGTAATTCAGTTTGTCGATCTCGACCATGTCATGGCCGTCCAGCGTGATTTTCAGATACGTGCACTCAAACTCATTGGATGCATCCATGCCGGCGCCGACTTCGAATTTTCCCGGCTCGGTTTTTTTCGGCGAGCAACGGACCGCCACCCGCATCGGCACGGTTCGAAGCGTCCCGCTGGCATCGTCTCTGGCCTGGATCGCGCCGCGCAAATCAAGCGCATGGATCTTCGGCGCAGAAAGCGCCAGCAGGCCTGCCGTGGCCGTCCGATATTTCAGACTGACGGTCATGGATTTGTAATGGCCGACCACCGGTGTTTCGTACTCGCCGGCGATACCTGCGCCCTTGACGCTTTCGGTCAAGGATTCCAGACTCGGCAGCGTCACGTCGACGACGCCCTTCAGGTCATTGCCGCCGGATTCGTAAACCCGGAAGTTTTGCAGAATTTCAGGAAGTTCATTGGTTGCCATGCTTTTTCACCTCCTACGCCGAAAACAGCGTTTCAAGATATGCGGGGTCGTACTCGATGATAAAGTCGAGTTCGCGCGCCGGACCAGGCGGGGTCGCGTAGACATGGAACCGGATGATCCCGTCCATGAGATCGGTCGTCGGGTTTTCTTCCGGCAGCACTTCCACCCGTCCGCCGAGGATCATCTGACGCGCTGCCAGCCCATTCAGCCAGATATTGGCCGAATCGACGATGGTTTGCACCAGCCGCCGGTTGAGCGGCGCGTCGACTTTCTGCCAGAAGGTCGATATCAGCGTGTTGTTGATCCAGTCGAACATCCGCCGGATCGGGATGAACGCGTCCTTCGGGTCGGTCGTGCTGGGATAGCAGCCGGTCCGGTTGCCCCATACGCGCCAGCCACCGATGAAATTCAGGCCGGTCACGATGCCATTGCCGTTCAGGTAGTTGGCCTGTTCGGGGCCCAGCACGACCGCTGCGCCACCTGCCAAAACCGTGCTGTTGGCCTGCAGCGTCTTATTGGACGGCGACTCGTTGGGGATATCGTCATTCGCCGCATCCGTCCGGCAGATCACGCCGGCCAGCTGGGTCGAAATATGAAATTCACGGTCGCCGAGTTTTGCTTTGGGCCAGCAGTTGACCTGCCGCGTCGACACATAGTTGTTGGTTTCCTTCCATGCTGGCGCTTCCGTGTATTTCGTCACGGTTGCGGTCGGCAGATCGGTCAGGGCGATGCATTTGAAATGTCCGTTAATGTTGCTGCCCTTGGCCACCATGACCGCCGCGACCGCCGGGTCCTGGCTCCAGCCCGGCGCCAGAATCTGGCCGGGAATCAGCCGGAACAACGGGAATACCCGGTTAACCAGTTCCAGCCCTTCGTAGGCGCCCGTTTCGGCGTCAATGCCGCCGATGATGTCGGCCGAAGCGACCGCACTGGGATTCAGTTTGTCGTAGGATACGACAAGCGAAGTCGTGTCAGTGGTGATGGCTCCGGTGGAAACGCGGGTGATCAGGACTTTGCCATCGGCGTCAAAGGCCGCGACATAGTCGGTCGTTTTGGCAAGCGGACTGCCCTCAGCCGTCAGCTTGACCACCAGAGTGTCAAGCATGATGCCAAGGTCCGGCAGGATTTTCTTGCCCGCCACCAGCACGGCCGCCTGATTGCTGACCGCTGTTTTGTGCGTGGCCGGATCGAGCACGTTCACGAGCACCACCGGCGCCACGTTGAACAGGGCAAAATGGCTGTAGATAAACTCGCACAGCGTGTAATTCGCCCAGTCATCCGACATGCCGAAGGCCGCAACTGCTTCCGCGTAGGTGTAGCAGAGCGTCGGCACATTGACCGCAGCCGGGGCGCTTGCCAAGTTGATCGGCGCCGTACCGAATACAACCGGCAGCCCCGCTTCGACGCTTACCGCCGGCAGGATCGAGGTTGGGACTTCGTTGCCGTAAACCCCATGTTTATAGGACATGCTTATTTACCCCCTTTCGCAGTCCAAGCCAGAACTTCTTTGAACAAGGCGTTGTTCGCCGATCCAGCTTTGAAAATTTCCTGCTCGGCGGCGGCAAAACCGTCCACAGGGACGAACAGGCACTTGACCGCCGGGCATTTTTCGACGATTTGCTTTACGTGTTCGGGGATTCCGCCGCGGTACACCTGATACCGCTGCAAGACTCCGCCGGGAATATTGGGGCCGATATAGATCAGCTGTTCCCGGCTGATCGCAGTGGGTTCGACCGGTTCAGATTTGACCTGATCCGGGTATGTCTTCGCCATATACACCATCCTCCAGTTTGTTTTGTGGTTGTGGCACCTGCCACAGGGTTGTCAGCCAGCAGATCGCCTCCGGATAGGGCTGTTCCCGTTCCGGCGATTCGAGCTCCAGCGGCAGCTGCAGCGAAAACCTGCTGGACAGCAGCCGGTTTGTAAGTAGCGCCTGCCGGATATGTTCGCCGACGTTCCATGCGTCGATGTATCCGTCATCGTCCTCGGACTGCGTACCGATCAAGATGATGATCCGCGCCGTGGAACCGCTGCTGGTATCGCTGACTTTTGTTAGCCGAACGATGACATACGGAAATGTCGGGCTGTCATCGTCACTGTTCGGCAAATACCCCTTGTGAACTTTCGGCGCGGCCAGCGTCTTGCCGGACGTGAGCCGGAAATTCTTCACTGCATTGGCAACGAATTGTTTTAGATCGTCGAGCAGAACCAGCGCTGTCATTTACCCGCCTCCAATATCCGGCCGACTTCGTGGTCGAGACGCTGATAGAACACATCGGACATTCGGTCTTCCACGGCTTTCGATACCGCGTCATCTTCCAGCAACTGCGGCACCGCCGGCCCCATACGTTCCTGAATCGGCTTGCGTTTTTTGGTCAGCCGCCCGAAAATTCCCTCATGTCCGCTCTTCATGGTTGCCCAGAAAGCGCCTTTGCCTTCGCCGGCGGCTCCGGATTTTCTGATCCTCGCCGTTACTGGATTGGCCCGAGGCGCTGCCTTCCATTTTGCCAGTGGGATCAACCTGCCGCGTGACTCCAGCGATGCGCTGAGCCCGCCGGCAGACGCCCGCTTGATCCGGATCGTGTTCAGTATTTCTTTGTTTGGCAAAAAATATTCCTTGCGCAGTTCCCGGCTTCCGGTTGTTTTTCCACTATCGGCCGCCCGGTTGATAGCCCGGGAAGCCGCTTTTTGCACGCCACCCGGTACGAATTTGAGCAGTGCTTCTGCTTTTTTCAGTTCGTCGGACACTATAGTGATCATCCGTCATTCAGCCCCAGTGTAATCACCCAAAGGCCCGCCTCTTCGGCGCAGTCCGCCACCAAATATGGCTCGTCGTCAAGACGCAGCTTTTTGCCGTAGACGGGCCGCTTGGGCAAATCCGTTTTTTTGACATACAGCCTGGTCAGTGTCAAGGAAATACCGTCATATTGCTCGCTGTCCTGGGCGCTGCGGACTTTGTTCAGGTCGGTATCGACGATGCAGAGCATGTCCGTCCCGTTGACATTGTGGGTGTCGGCGAAGGCATTGAAAAAGGCGGCCAAATCCTTGACCGCCTGATTCATGAAGCTCATGGCCTACAGCACCGTGGCGAGATACCAGCTGTCAACCATCGTCGGGATCGGCAACGGCCGGGACTGCAGCGCCAAATACCGTACGGACGGTTTTTCCTGCATCCAGGTTTTTGGCACGCGAGGCAGGTTGAACGTTCCATGGTTGACGTCGATGATCGACGCATAGGCCATGGTGAAACCGGTCGCCGCGGAATCAGCTGACGCCATAATCACGGTACCGGACGGCAGCAGCGGCTTCTCCGTGTTGTCGGTCGGATCGATGTACCATTCTTCATAAGACACGATGTCCAGCCCGATCTCGTTGATGTGAGCAATGAAGCAGGTACCATCCGGGTCTTTGGAGCGCGGGGCAAAGTTGCCGAAATTTGCAGACGGCGTGTTGAAATACTTCACAACGGCCGGATGAGCCAAGAACGCGTCGGCAGCATCGCTATCCATAACCACATGAGTCGGCGTGTAGCCGGCTTTTGCAAGCAGACGTTTCCACGTCTTCAAGTTCTTGATCGGGTCACCGGTATAGTCCGACGCAACATAGTTCCATTTTGCCTTTGCCGCCAATGCGCCCGATTTGTTAGTGAATCCGAAATCAATCGTTTGGCTGATTCCCTCGCCAACCACCGGAATCGTTCCGGTTGCCAGTGCTTGCGCCACCATCCATTCTTCACGGCGGGCAATCATGTCGTCAAACGATGCCAGCTTTTGCGAAACCAGCGCCGCCAACCGATCATCCGGAGAGTTGCCGGAATAGATGTTCTCGCCCGGAAGCCGCATTTCCAAATCCTCGCCGGTGAACGGATAGTCCGGCGCCACCATCGGCGGTTTATAGGTCTGGGTCGTGAATCCTTCATTGGCAACCGTTTTGCTGCCGATGCGCGGCGAAACAAACGGGGCTAGTTTTCTGGTTCCCTTCACCACGTCGATATCGACGGTCGGGGTGATGATCGGATTGGTCCGGTTGAAAAACGTGTTGGTCAAAAACCGCTTGGCCGGTTTCAGATTGCGGACCACGCCAAGCAGGGTACGGGTTTCAAATACGCTAATAGGCATTTCTCAATTCCTCCTTACGCTACAGTTTTGACGAAAATCCCAAGTTTGCGCAGGGCGTCCTTATGCAACGCATAAGTGTCGGACCCGCCGAAGACCAGTGCCGCCGCGTTGAACTCGCCGGTCAAATAAACCGGGGCGACCACTGCTCCATCCGTTGCATTGGCATCGCTGGCCAGCACCGCCACCGGAGCATCGCTGCCGTCGATATTCGCGGAGTTGACCGCATTGTAGTTGCCGGATCCCGCAGCGATCGTCACTGCAAAACCGTCGCCGACCGCAAAGTCCGCGCCGGCGCCGTCAGCGATCGCAAATTTGATGTCGTTCGCGAAAGTCGCGCCGACAGCAACGTCACCCAGGACATAACCGTCCGGATCGAACACGCGGAACGTACCGCCGTTCGTGGCCGTTGCCGTGCATTTCACAGCATAGGCGCCAGCTTTTGCACCGGCCAAAATCGGCGTTGTGGCGTTCATGGTCAGCGTGCCGTCGCCGGTGTTTGCCCCATCTTCTCCCGCGCCGGCAGCCGCGACGGTCGCAGCGCCTTTGGTGATCTTCCCAAGGACAGTTCCGCGAGTAAGGTTCTGCCCGCTGGCGATCGTTACCGAATCGGTAACAACCGGATAACCGGATCCGGTCACGAAAAGCTCGGTCGCGGAAAAAGTTTCAGACGTTACAGCCAGATTTTCGTTCATTATTTACCTCTCCCTTCGTTGGCATAGGCCGTCATTTTGTCGACCAGCGCCTGCCGCTCTTTTTCTTCCTGCGCTTTGGTAGCCTCGGGCGCAGCCGCGCCGCCGACCGGCAGCAATTCTGTCGCATCGGCCACGATCGCCTGGAGGGTTTTTACGCCCTTTTCCTTGGCGCTGGCGATGATCTGCATGGCCACCTGCTCCGCCGTCGCACCGGTTTCATACCGGGCTTTGTTCACCAGGTCTTCATTCCCCGGCAAAGCTACGGCGTCGAGCGATTTCATGCGGGTGCGCTCTTGCGCGACCCCATCGGCCAGCACTTCGTTGTATAGTTCCGGGTATTTTTCGCGAAACTCTTTTTTGTCCAATGTCTTTTCCTCCTCATTGCTTGTTTTTGTCGTTACCGGCGGAGCCTTTGCCCCGTCGGCCAGGTTGTTTTGCGGCGCGGCGCTGATAAACGCCGGCATTGTTGCAAACGCGCTTAAATCAAAGTCCATTCCTGCGATATTGAGCGTTTTCCCTTTGATCTGCGCCGCAATCGCCTTGGACCCCAACACTTCGTCCGCAAACCCCGCTTCGACGGCTTCCACTGCCGTCAACCAAGTTGTTTTGTCCATGATCTCGACAATTTCGTCGCGCGTTTTGGTTTTACAGCGCGATTGGTAAGTCGCCACAAGGGCATCCCGGACCTTGTCCAGATAGTCGGCCGTTTCCCGCAGATCACTAGCGAAATAATTGCCGATCATCAGCTGTAGCGGATTGTGAATCATCATCATGGAGCCTGGCGGCATCACGATTTTATTGCCGGCCATGGCAATGACCGAGGCGATGGACGCCGCGATTCCGTCCACATACACCGTCACATTCGCCGGATTCTGCCGCAGGATGTTGTGGATGGCCTGCCCGGCAAACACATTTCCGCCGGGGCTGTTGATGTGAACATCGATCTGATCGCCAAGACCGGCCTCCCTGATCTGTGCAATTACGCTCTCCGGTGTTGGCAGCCCCAGCCCCCAGAAGTCCTGGTCCACAACCGCCCCGTGAATATTAAGATTTATCGTCTTTGGCATCTTCCTCATCACCTTCCTTTTCGCCAGACTTGACGCTTATTTTTGCCTCGGTGACCAACCCGCCGTCACGCATCATTTGCTCTTCCCTAACGCGCTGACGATAGTTTTGGTTCCAATCGCCGCCGGTAAGCTCGGCGGTTTCCCTTGCCCGGGTGCTGAATCCGTTTTCGACTCTCAGGATTGCGGCATTGACTTCTTTGAGCGGATCGATCTGCCCCGGCGACGGCCCATTCCATTCCGCTCCGCAATATGCCGCCCGGATTGCCGGATCATCGAAGAATCCGGGAGCCGATATTCTCCCCCGGGCCACGGCTTCTGTTAGCCATTCCTCATAAATTGGCTGGCAAAAATCCGTGGTCAGCCAATCCCGCTGCCGGCGGAAATGTTTCCACGCTTCCAGCAGCGCCGCCCGT